CGCCTTGATCGGTATCATCCAGGCGTTGAGATTCCATCAGCTTTATGTCATTTTGATTTATTGCAGTCATAATTTATTCCTATATCACGTTTGCAGACCCTGATGGTCCTGTTATAGTAGCTCCTGAATTTATTGATCCGTCATTGACATAAAGCTGTAATGTTGGAGATGACCAGCCGAGAACAGTTCCTAAAGTGCCAATTTTTACTCCTGAAGTTACCTCTACAACTTCTCCAATTAAGAATGTGCCGGATACTCCTGTTAATGTCAATATAACATTTGCTGAACAAGGAGAAGCTGCCCCTGAAATAGCTTCCATAAATTTTAAACTTCGCACTTTATACCAACTCTCAGGCTCAAATCCGTCAAATCTAAGAACACTTTCAAGATCAACTACAGGAGGTTCATAATGTCTGAACATAACATCAAAATCATAAAGAACATCACCATAAGCTGATCCATTCCAATGCACATGTTGTATATTCATAATAAGACCAATTGAATCTCTCATTTGCATCAGAGTATCTCCAAGTAGTCTTGCAACCCAACCCATATCATCTTTACCTTGTAGTGTTATTGGCCTTCCCTTCTTCTGCTTACTCTCTTGAATAACTAAAGCACCTGTTAATGTAGTAGATACAGTTTGTTGTATTGGCGACCAAGTAAATTCATCAATCCATTCTAAATCTTTCGGGAGCTGTATATCAACTGCCAAGGGCGATGTTGAAGATAATCTCCACACATAATCATCATACAACATTTTCATTCCCCTTTATATAGTTAAAAACACATTTTAAAAACATTTTTAAGACCTCATTTTGGCAAGTGTAAGGTCATTTATAAGATCGCCAATGCCTATACTGCTGCCATATAATGATTCATACTGCTTGCCATTAATAGTTAGGTCAAGGGCATGACGTTCAACATTGCTTTGTACTGATTCAGTGATACTCTTTTGAATAGGTCCTACAACTCCACCTAAATTAAACTTAGGAATTCTAAAATTATTAATAGCTTCAAAGAATCCAGATCCCAATTGTCTCACAACAGGCTCTTTTATTATGAATTCACCAGGGGTTAAAGCTGCCATTATTGAATCTTTTCCTGGAATTGATCCTGAAATATGATCTACCATACCACCAACATTATATCCTGGAAAATTAAATCTAGCTAATTTGAATTTTTTCATAAAATCATCAAATACAGATGAAAACTCATCAGAAGAAAATTCATTGACACTTGTAACATCGTCAATATTCACTTCAGAAGGTTTAATTATCTGTTTTAGAGCTTCAGTTTTCCCTAACATTTCTTCTTTATAAGAATTCTCAAGATCTGCAAGACGGGTTTGTAAATTTTCTTTAGCCGAGGCTACATCAGCGGAAGAACTCTCTGTTATATTAGTTATATCTTCAGCAGCGTTAGTTTGTGCTGTGTATGTATCTGTATCATATGTATTTTTAAATTCAGCAAGACTTTCTTTCAATGATTCTGAATCATTTGACATTGCTATATTATACTTTTCTTTTAGATCAGATAATTTTAGATCATGATCATAATCACGTCTGTTAGTATTGATTTTATACTCATCATCACGTCTGTTAGTATTAATTTTAAATTCGTTATTATAACGTTCCCAATCGAAATCAAGGTCTGCTAAATTGGTAGAATGCTCATTATCTCTTTGAGCAGTTTCAAGTTTGTAATCTTCTTCATATCTCTGCCAATCTGATTTACGCTCATCTTCTTTTTCATTATACTCATTGATTTCCTTTTCTTTTTTTGCTGCACTTGAATTTTCATTTCCAACATTTATATTTTTATTTAAAATCTCTGAAAGGCTCTCAAGTACAGACTTACCGCCACCACTGGGTATTAGTATTCCGAGCTGTTTTGAAATTTCAGCACTAGGATCACTTGCTCTACCATACCCACCATCTAACAATCCTCTAGCATCAGATATTCCGTATTCACGAAGTGCGATATTAGCTAATGTAAATTCATCCCAAAAAGCCTCAAGCTCTCTTTGAGCGTCTTTAGCTCCCTCAGTACCTAATTTTCCAGTACCTCCTGTGTAAGATGATCTAATAAGGCTTTCAAATTTATGTAGACTGAAATTATTCATATCATCATCAAACTCAAGATATGAATAATTTTCTACAGGACGATAATAGCCATCTTTAAAGAATCTACTATTATTTGTATTTCTTACATTGGTTATCTTTTCCCCAAACTTATTAAGCGCTTTTATCTTCTCATCAACATCATCCCTAGCCTTCATTAAATCACTAAGAATTTTAGCCTGATTATCAGCTATTTCTACTTCTATTTCTGCTAATTTCTCTTCAAGATCTTCCTTTGATTTAATGGCATCAATATCAAAATCAGATTTTTCTCTTGCATAATCAAGTGTATCTTCATCTACTTGTTTAAGATACTCAGCTTTTTCCTCTGCTACATTACGTTCATAATCCTCTTTTTGGGTCCGATAATCAAGTTCATCATCCTCTTTTTGGGTCCGATAATTAAGTTCATCATCCTCGACATCTCTTGCATAACTCGCTTCTTCATCAGATGCATCCCGATCATATTCAGATTGTATTGAAGCTTGCTCTTCCGCACTTTCTTCTTCCTTTTGCGCAACAGATTCATTATATGTGTTCTGTATAGCAATTAATTCTGAAGTAAGAGCCTCAGATACTTCTTGTAGCTTTTCTTTCTCAGCGGCCAAAATAGCTGCAATTTCATCATTTCCATCCCTCTTTGCTTCTACTACCTGCTCATTGTACGTATTGTAGATTTCTTGTGCTTCTTTTTCAATTTTAATACGCTCTTCATTAATACTTCCGCCAGAAGCCAATTTTTGAACAGCCCCATCAAAATTATTAGCCATTGTTTTTAAAGAATCTACACCAAGCTGACTTGTGACACTATCAGCCTTTTGTGTTATCTCATTATTTAATTGGACTTTATCTATGTTCAATGATACATCAGAACCTAGAGAAGATCCCAGCATTTCAAATAATTTCTTCTTGAGAGAACTCAGCATATTTGACATAACCATTCCGCCACTAGCGAACTGTTGTACAAAACCTGTCGTATCTATGCTTGGATTTATATTTAGATCTACTGAACCGCCAGTAGCGTATTTATATATAGCCTTTTTAGCCAGCTCAACTGGATATAGGCCAGAGTTAACCATTTCCATAAAACGTTTACCATACTTTTGCACAGCAGCGGTACGATGAACGAACTCGCCCTTCATCAACAATGCGGGAACATCATCTTTATGACCTGATCCAGTTCCTATGTATCGATTTGCTAATCTTCGAAAAACATTACCACCATCAGCGTATTGTTCAACTTCTCCGCCATGTGCGTATCCAGAAGGTCTTTTTCCTTCCTCATGAAAACGTGTAGTGACGTTCACTATTTTATCCTGCAAAGAAGCTATGGCATCACGTAATTCATAAACTTTAGAAGTTCCAGTAACCTCAGCAACAATTCTTATAACTCTTTGTGCTAGTCCCTGTATCTCTTCAATCAAAAGTTTTAAGGCTGCAACTTCCTCTTTTCCCTCAACTTCTACAGTTGTGGTAATGTCAAGAGGATTAAAGTTATCATTTATCTCAGATAAAAGATCCGATAATTGTTGAACAGCATCTTCACCTTCCACAGAAATTTGCAGCAGAACTCCTTTACCGTCAAGTTCTTCAATCAGCCCTTTAATGTCTTCAAGTTCATCAATGTCAAAATTGAAAGTTACTTCAGGCTCAATATTAGAAAATTCCGTTATGGAATCTGTTACAGCATCAATTCTTTTCTCTACATCATTTCCATCAGACATTAAGCTTATTTCAATCTTAATTTCTTTATCATCAAGATCATCTACAGATTGTGACAGTTCTTCTACTTCGTCAAGTCCTGTAACATCAGCAGTAGCAGCTATAGTTTTATCTTCAAGTGCGATTAAATTTTCACCTAATTGAGCAACTTCAGTATCACCTGTAATTTCCGCATCTACCGTAACATCTTTATCCTCTATGGTTTTTATCGCCGTAGCTAATAAAGCAACTTCTTCCTCACTTCTCACTGCACCTGAAGCACTAACAGAAACTTCTTTATCTTCCAGATTATCTACTTCTGTCACAAATGCATCTAATTCTTCCTTATTCACAACAGCATCTATAGGCTCAATTGAATCATCAATAGAGGAAAGTTCTGTCTTTAGCTCGTTTATTTCTTCCTTTGATTCTCCAGAATTTACTTCAACAGGCATTACATAAGACTCAGGATTCTCAGTAAAAGCTGTAAATTCCGCAGCAGCATCTTGAGTATCAGGCACCATCTTAATATCTAGGCCATTATCCTGTAAATGTTGCTGAAGCCCTTCAATGGATCCCTCTACTGGTTCGGTATCGCCAGATACCTCCATCATTAACTCTTCGTTTGGAATTACTTCATCTGCAAGCCTATCTATGTTACTTTCTGCTCCAGTAACATCTAATTTTAATTCAGATTCCTTATCTAACTGTTTCTGAACTAACTCAGCAGCTCCAGCAATATTATCAATTCTTCTTATTATATCTAAGGTTTGATCTCTAGGAAACAGATCTATTGGATTAGACTGTACATTTTTGTTCAAGTTATCTACAAGATTACCTGCTCCATCAGTAATAGTCATAAAGCCCCTAGCCCAAGTATCTGGGGCAAGTACTTTATTCATATCAATACTGACATCAACACCATCTATAGTATTGGCAAAATCAACTATTTCCTTTGTCATGGAATTAAATACTTGACTACTAGCAGGTCCCATTCCGTGCATAGTCGTAATCATATCCTGTAGCTTCTGTTTAGGCTCTACTGGATCAATTCCATCAAACAAATCCGAAATCTTACGCGCAGCTACATCAACATCAGATGTATCTAAGGTTATTGAGTTTGCATCCCTAACAGCTAAAGCGCCTAAGTCTGTGATAATTGACTTTATCTTTGAATTAGCATCCTCTGTGTTTAAATTTATTTCAGGAGCGACCGCAACATTAGCAAGTCCCATAATTGAACTTGTCACCACACCTACATCGTTATTTACTGTATCAACATCTAACTTTAATGGAACCTTTACATCTTCAGGAAATTTTGATTGAACATCAGGAATTTCTGGATTTTGTTGAACATTTATAGGAATCTCAGTATCACTAGCTGATTGCTTCATTTGTGAAACAGCTTCCACAATTTGAGCGGCACCTTGTTTCGTACTTTCAGAGATTGCAGTCATAGAGCTTTCAGAGGCACCTGTCATCGCCTCGTCCATTACTTGAAATGCGTTTCTCTGCGCATCGCTAAGATTCGTAAAAATTATTTTACCATTTTCTTCAATAGATCTAAAGCCCGTATCTGCTATCTCTTTTGATTTCTGAATCATATTTGTGGCGGTTTCATTCATTTGCGTGTCCATTTCGACAATCGCCTGTTTCGCCCGTATTGCTTGTTCAGCTATAGGATTGGACTTACCACCGCCAGAGCTACCAGATGTGCCGCTGACAGCGCCTGAACCACTACCTTCTGTTAATACACTGCTTGAAGCATCAGCAGCAGCATTAGAAGAATATTGTAATTTTTCATTCAGCTTTGCAATCTCTGTATCAAGATTGTCCATAACTAAATTATGGCGATAATTTTCAGCCTCAATCGCATCAGCAGAAGCCTTTTTTGTGGAAGCTATTTTTTTATCTGTGACTTGATCAATGAGGCTTAATTCGTGATCATATTTTCCATCAAGAATTGCTTTTGCGCGAGAAGTATCTTGTTCAGCATCCAGTATTTTTTGTTTTGCTTCTGCCTGTTTCTTTAATGCTTCATTTTCAAGTTCAATTGTTTTAACGTAATCAGCAGATTTAGTGGTTGCTATCATATCCTTTTCAACAGAATGAAGCGCACTTAATGCTTTTCCCTTATCATCTATACCAGTGCTTTCTTTTTGTAATTCTTTTAATCTATCTTGATAATGTTTAATCGCTTCAGCATCTCCAGCTCTTTCAGCTTCAGCAACTCCTTCTCTTATAGTTTTAAGTTCTCTGTAAATCGATTTTTCATTATCGGTACTTTTCTCTCTATCAGTCATTCCACGTTGACGTATGTCCTTTTCAATGTCATTAGTGGAACTCTCAATATCAAGAAGTTCAGCATTAAGTTTCTTTTTATTTTCCAGTATTTCTTCGTCAATATCTTTTAGATCGTCAGCAAGATCCTTTTTGATATCTTTTATCTTGTCGGCAAGATCATACTCAAGCGCCTCAACATCAATGGTGTATTGATATTCAGCTTCTGTTTTTTTCTCGGCGAGATCTTCAGCAATTTCTATTAGATCATCGGCAAGATCATCATTAATGTCTTTTATTTTCTCTGAATGTGCCTTTTCCTGTTTTAAAAGATCATCTTGTTTATTTTCTAAATCATTATGAAGTTTTTCTACCTGTTTATTGTATGTTTCAATAAACTTTCCTTTCTCTTCATAAAAGGCTTCTTCAGCATTGAGCAAAGCATCTAAACTTGCTTGATGGGCTTCAGGATTCTGTCCCTCATCTATTTTATCATGAAACTCTTTCGCCATTCGATATTCTTCCGCATATCGATCAAGAGAAGCGTTCATTTTAGCTGTTTCTGCTTCTTCGTGTGTCAGAATACCCTTTTGCTCTTGTTGTTCAATAATCGTTATATATTCTGCAAAATTTGTCTCTCTCTGCTCTTTTTCTCGATCAAACAGATTCTGTTTAGCTTTAAGTTGTTCCTCAGCAATTTCTTTAGAGATTTCTACTTCAATTTTTCCTTGTTCGATTGCTGCATCTCTACGGGCATTATTTATAGAACGTACAGCAGGCGAATCAGGATCATTTTGAGCTATAATAAGATTATTCGCGTTATTCCATATATCGATTATTTCTTTTGCTTCTTTTTGTTCAAGACTTCTACGAATAGCAGCAGCTTCTTTTTCAGTCTTGGTTTTATTCAAGACTTCAAGTTCCAGATCTTTATACATTCCTGCATAAGTTTCTGTAATTTCTCCTACTATTGTCTTTGATTGTGCAAGTAATTCTTTTGGGTCTACAACATTACCAAGAATTTTACTTTTCGCAGTTTCGTATTTCGTTTCAGCTTCCATCAAATACTTTACAAGAAGTTCAATATTATCCTTGTATTTGACATTTATTTCATTCTGGGATTTTGTAAGTTCATCTTTTGCCTTTTGTAGAGATATAATTACCTGGGCCGCAGTATTTTTTGCAGTTTCAGCATTTAAGTCAGCAGCTTGTTTAAGAAGAGATTTTTCTACAGCATAAAATTCTTTATATGCTTTTTCTTTATCTTTGCCGGCAGCGAGATCAGCAGCAAGATTTTCTTTGGCTTGTCCGTATTGATCAACAAGATCACGCATTATGCGCTCACCGTTGATTATCTGTGTTGCTTGTGACGCATCAATCTCTCCTCCAAGTTCAATGAATTTAGGTATCATATCTGATACCCTTCCATTTAGAAGTTCTGAATCATTAGCCCACTTTTCAATTACATTGGAAAATCCCCCGGAATCAAGACCTTTCAATATTTTAATTTTTTCTATAAATGCTTCTAACTCAATCCCTGTTAATTCTGTAGCCTCTTCTATACCTTTTATATTTTCGATTGTATCATTCAGATCAACTTTACCTGACTCGATAAGACCAGAAAGAAATTTATCGGTTCTTTCATTGAGCAATTTGTACGATTCCGCTAAATCTTTTTGTTGATTTGTAAGATTACTCATATTAAGTGAATTCACATAATCTGAAAATTCCTTAAATGACTTATTGCCTTTATTTAACTCTTTTGAAAAATCAAAAGCTTTTTTAAATTCTTCACTGTACTCAGAAGTTTTGGAAAGGGCCTTTCCAACTATTCCAGGAATTGCACTAAAATCACCCTCCCATGCAGATACTATTGAATTACCAACGCCTTCTCCAAGAGTTCCCACTTGATTAAAAGCATCCTTCCATCTGTTTACAACTCTATTAATACCGCTTGTTTGTTTTTCTACATTATCTCCAGCAGCTCCGGCAGAATCCGAAAGACTTTGAAAACTTAATCGTGATAGCTCATTATTATATTTTTCAAGTGCTTCTCCATTTTTATATATTTCGCCTGTTAATGGATTTATACTGGCAGCAGCTTCGGCAGCTTCATCTGAAATTTCGGACATACCTGAAGCGGTTTCAAGAAGTGATGCTCTTAATTTTAAATTTTCTTCTTTCAGTTCTTTAGAACCTTCTGCCATGTTTGAAGTTTCTACTTTATGATCTTGGAAAGTCTTTCCAAGAGCTGCGTACTTATCGGCAAGTATAGCTGCATCTTCTGCTGCCTCTTTTGCATTATCAAGAGTTGAAAACATATAAATTAATCCGGCGGTAGCAGCGGCAAAAACAGCAATTAACGGATTAAAAGCAAGAAGTAATCCAGCGGCGGCACCTTGAGCGGTTATAGTAGCAGCGGTTAATGCAATCATTTTACCGACAGCAGCTCCTATAATCATGCCAATGTTTAATGCTTGAATTGCGACAAAAGCTTTATGTATTGCCCAAATAGAACCGACAAATATAACACCTTTGCCTATAAATCTAGCAAGTGCTGTATCTGCAATTGCTGTTATAGCATCGACAACACTCTTTGATACATCAATAAGAACACGAAGAACATCGGTTATTCCAAGCTCGCCAATTGCGATTGCAAGTAATCCGAGTTTATCTTTTAAGTTCTTGAATGATACTCCAAGACCTTCTATCTGAACTGCTGCCATTGCTGCGGCAGTTCCTGATTTACCTACAGAATTAAGAAGACTATCAAATTGGCTATTGCTGTCGGTAAGTGCAAGAACGGCAGAAGTTCCACGTTTTCCAAATAGATTAAAAGCTACTTCCGCATCACTTACAACGATTTTAAGATTTTTGAATACATCAGAAAGGGAAGCTGTTCTAGGATCAAGTTCTTGTAAAGCTATTCCTGCATTACGTGCAGCATCTTGTAATTTTTCAGAAGGGCTAAGAAGTTCAGCAAACACTCTTCGAAGACCTGTACCAATTTTAGATGCTTGAATACCGGAGTTAGCAAGGGTCATCATTGCAGCGGACATCTCTTCAAATGTGACACCTGCATTTTTTGCAATAGGACCAACATAGTTCATTGCGGTCCTAAGTTTGTCGATTGTCAATTTCGACTTATTGACAGCATTAGCAAAGACATCACTTACACGACTTGATTGGGATGCATCTATATTAAATACACGCATTGCTGTGGTGACCAAGTCAACAGATGTACTCATGTCAGAAAGAGTACCAGTTGCAAGATCGGAGACAGATTGCATTGTGCCTATTGCTTCGGAAGCACTAAAACCAGCCTGTCCAATAGTTCTCATACCTTCAGCAACTTCAGAAGCTGAGAATTTTGTACCTGATGCTACTTCCTTTATTTTTAAGCCCATTTGGGCTACTTCAAGTCCGGTTGCTCCTGTAATAGCTTGTAAATCTTTTAGTGCCTGATCGTATTCGAAAATTGCAGACATCCCGCTTCTAAATGCCTGCTGTAATCCCATTATAGTGTCAGCTATAATACGATATTGCATATAATTTCTTAAACGGTCACCAAAAGACTTACTTTGTTTTCCTGCGGAATCAAATGAATTGCCCAATGATCTTACAGCAGTTTCAGTTCTGCCCATTGATTGAACAGATCTGTCTAAACTGGAAGACAGATTTCGTAAATCAGATGCAAACGTGGCAAAATGTTTTAAACTTCCTGATTCACTAAGTTTTCTTATAGCACTTCCAAGTTGTCCTATCTTTGTCGCAATAGCATCAATCTTTAGGGATTCAAATTCTTTAAATCCACCAATGAAACTGTGCATATTCGGAAATTTCATTCCGTCAAAGTTTTTAATGCTATAATAAAGCTTGTTAAGACGGGTTGTGGCTTCTCCTATATTTAAAGTGGATTCATTTAGTTTCTTAATTACATTAGCAACTTGAGTAATATTAGGAACTTTGACACCAGCAAATTTCTTTAACTCAGTGATAAAAGGAGAAAGATTAGGTAGATTACTCCCAATCTTTCCCAGTTTTTCAAAGCCTTTTGCAATATTATCAAGATCTGGTAATTTCTTTACTTTTGATAATTCTTTTAATGAATCAACTACATTGGAAAATTCTTTTGGGAATTTTATTTGATCAATAGCAGATTTAAACGAATTAAGTAAGGTAGTTACATTCTTGGCAGCGTCAGCCAACGTGGTGAACTTTTCAGCTAATGAGGTTAATTTAGCAGCACTTTCAACTCCAGTTACATTTACCGCTATTTCAATAGTTCTTTTTGTACTGTCAGCCATTTCGTCTCCTACTACCAATAAATCCTGCTAATCTTTTCCAATCTTTATTTACTTCAGCAATATCATGACCAGCTTTTTTCTTTTTAAGCTTTTCCTTTCTACTTATACTTTTAAGAACTTCCTGCAATCCTTCATACTTCAGATTTGCACCAATCCATAAATCAGTGAGATTTTCAGACTTTCTATCTTCCTCATCTAAGATAATAGCTCTATAGAAAATCCCAATTTCTGATAAACTGTATTCTTTTATGCTTGACCAAGAGTGTCCGTTGGATACTAATTTTTGGACGGCTCTAATGATTCCTTTGTCTTGCTCCCCGGAATCATCTTCGTGAATCTCCCCATCAAGCTTGTGAAGTTTCCCACTAAGGAATCTTTAGCGGCCATATTGACCTCTATTACCTTATCAAGGATCTGAACAATAACCTCAATTGGAAGTTCCTGCAAATCTTCAGAAGCAATATTAGAACTCTCTTCCAAGATTTCTGGAAAATCATCAATAATCTTCGTTGCAATTTTCAGCAAACTTTCAGGTTCGTTGTAATTTTCCCAGGTAACATCATCCTTTTTCAAGGATTCAGTAAGGGCTTTGAATTTTTTTATGATAGTGGCGATCTGTCCAGCACCGAGTGGGCGGATCATTAAAGTCTGTTCGCCAATCTTGAGGGTATCTCCTGGGAATAATTCTAGGAGATCAACTTTGAGTCTTTGTCTTTCTTTCTTAGCCATTTTCTTCTTTCCTTCTTTCGGCTTTTATGAAAGTAACAGGGGAGTATTAGTCCCCTGTTACACAATAACAGTTAGTTCTTAAAGAACCAATTAAGTCATAATAATATCCATGTACGGGGAATCAGGATGACCAGTGGAATCTTTCAATACCTCACCAGTAAAGCCAAGAGTTGACCAATCGTCACCAATCATAGCAGTATCACCAGCAGGGGTAAGAGAAACACGCCAAATTTTAAGTTCTTGCTGATCACCAGCGGGATTATCAGATACGAATCGGAGAAAACCCTCAACTTGTGTCTGTGCAAAAGCTTTGATTCGAGTGTAAGTAACAGTTGCATAGGTGTAACTAATATCGAGACTTTGACCCTCAGTAATATCTCCACTTGGAAGAATCAAAATACGACCAATTTTAGCATCGTCAAGAGAGGTATCAATTTTATAATCTACACCAGCATCATAAGTAGTCATGCCTGTATCAGCATCTTTTACAGTTACAGCAGAAATCCCGCGATAATTCAGTGAAATACGCTTTCCAAGATATGCTTTGTGCGTTTCATCAATTACAGAATTACCAACCTGCTCAACTGTCTCGACATCAGCAAGTGTCAGCAATGCAAGGTTGTCTGCATTGACTTCATCCAGCGTAAATGCAATAGCCGGAGTCATCTGAGAAACAATCTCTTTATCTTTCGATTTCAAACCACCTCGTGAGGAATAGTGAGGCAATTTTTCAAGTGCAATGTTAAAAGAGAACGACGGGGCGTTCCCAAGATCACGTTCGCCAGTACTCAATCCGGTCTCACTGTCTTTCCGGTTGAAATAGACGACGCCTTTACCAAGAGTATAATTGTCTGTAGATGGACTTAAACCCATAATATGAATCCTCCTTTAGAATCCGTTATCTGTATAAACTAAATCTAATACTAATCTCATTACCAATATTCCAGGAATATCTACTCCTGTAGGACCTTCTGTGCGATTCTCATTAATGAAAACATTTTGAGCTACTATCGGTGTAAATACTGGAGGATCTGTCCCTCTTTCAGTAAAAATTACCGTGCGCACCTTATTATATAAATCACGTATATTGGTGGTGTTAAGTGTGCCAATTTCTAAAATGACTTCAAGCACTCTTTTGGCAGGATATCCAGTCTTATTTCTGCCGGAACGCTCAATAATCTGATCAACACCCTCTTCCATAATGACATAGGGAAATTGTTCTTCCCTCAACGCTTCTGTTGGATTACGTCTAAAAGTAGTCAAACCTATTGCAACATAATTCTCTTTTAGGCGCTCTTTTATTTCTAATAATCCAAGTTCACGATTTATCATTTAAGTCCACCAATTATACTGTCGGCTAAAGCATTTGAAAGTTTCTTTTGTCTTTGGGCATTGTTTGCGATAATAGGTCCAATTGCGCCGCCTACAGTGTTCGCGTGTCCGGGGTTTAATCCCCCTGCCCATACTCTGCCGTTTCTACGTACTAGCTTACCAGAACGCTTCTTTTTTGGATTTGGATAAAACCAAGGAGCCCCTCCAACTTCAGCACCCTGTTCCATATAAATTGCATATGGAGTATTGTTTGATATCGAAATACCAGTTAAAATATTTCCAGAAGAAAATCTATTTCTGAAAAGAACCCATCTTTTTTGATACGTACCGGAATCAACGGGTGCTCTGTTTTTAATATCTCTCAGAAGCAAAGATCCTTCTCTATAAAGCGTTAACTGTGTATTTCTTCTCATGTTCGTTGCCATATTTCTAAGCTCAACGCCCATTTTAGATGCAGATACGGTACTCATTACACGTCCCTCACCAATAAAGTAAATAATGCTTCATAAGGATCAGTTTCAAAAGCAACTATCGTAAAAACACGACCCTCTACATTTAATTCATTACCAGTGTGCATGGGCACCAATAAATCTGTGCCGGGAATCATAGCTTTTGTGTCGGTTGGCTGTATTTGAGAAAATGAACTCGATGTAATGTCTTCTTGACTAAACTTATCTAAGATTACACGTACATCATGCTCAACAACAGTTGCATCTTCAAAACCATTATCAGTTTTAACAGTATATTTAGCGTTTTTAACAGCTTCGTTAAATATACTGAATGAGATATTAACCCCTTTCTGAAAAACAGTTTTTAAGCTCATATCAAGCTCTCATCAAACGAACGACATTAATACTTCCACTCAGATACAAATCCTTTAAAATTCTGTAAATTTTCTCAGGTATAGTATCTCTGGCTGTAGAATTATTATCACCGTTATCAGCTTTTACCATTAATGATCCAGCTTTTACTTGTTCAATTCCTGCAAGTGGATCATCTGCTGTTCTATCAGAATCAAGAGAGGACAAGGCTAACTCATATACGGCCACTTTCAACTCAGAAGGAAGTGTATCAATAGCTACCGATGATCTATCTCCGCGCACAACCCCTGTTCTGGGCCATGCCATTGATTGAGTCGTCGTTGATCTAAGTCCTTTCCATTTTACATACCAATCCAACATCTGTGAAGCAGTTACAAGAGCTTGAGATTTATTGCTGAATGCTTCCCATTTCTCAACATGGGTTCTATCAGAAAAATAAACTGTTGCTTCTTCTTCTGTCACATAAGAATTGGCATCTGGAGAGCCTACAGTGGCATTTAAAGCCATCTAATTACTCCTCTTTATCGATCTTTTTTATTCTGCGTTTTACAACTTTTTTCGAAACATCATCTTCAGAGGATACTTCTTCAGAGGATATTTCTTCTTCTGGCTTAGAAGTGTCTTTTATAGGAGTTTTTGACCATCCACTATTCAACAGAATGTCAACTTGATGATCGTCCACCGTACACTCTACGCCTGTTTTATAAAGTTTTCTCATTTTGAGAACTCCCATTTAATTCAAGATTCTACAGATTAATAACCTGCAAGAAGCGTGGTCCGGCGAGGATCAAGCATGAAAGAACCAACCAACAGATCAAGAGACATAGTGGTCGTTTTGCTGTTCAGATCATATCCTTTTACGATACGAATAGAAACACCATTATTTGAAGCAACAGCAGATACTTTATCTTCAGGAAGATCAAGCATCGGGAAAGCTACAGCAAGTGAACGATCATCAAAAATTGCTCCACGATAAGTCATAGCTTGACCAGAACCAACTACAGTTACGGCAGCATCATCAGGAATAAGTTCAGTGATAGGATCAACAAGAGCTACAGAAGTGGTAGCGGAAGTATCAGCAATAGCAGTTTTCACAACGAGAGGACGACGAACACCAGCGATAGCAAGACGGTCACCGGCAGCAAGAGTTTGTCCAGCAGTTTGAGTATCAACTGTAAGAGTAGTATTACCAATTAGATTAGCTGCGCCGCCATCATTGTTAGTAACACAGACCATAGTTCCTGCGGTATGCGCTTGAGTCGGAAATGCGATAGAGGAAAAGAAATCCATTCCCATAGTGTAACCCATATCAGCAGAACGGAGAGTGTTGGTACCGTCATTGCCACGAGTTTGCTGCTGGTTGAACCATTCTTGTCCAAGAAGGGTTGCTTCTGTATCAAGATCGATCAGACAGAAACGATTCATTGCCAACTGTTGCAGAATAGCGGCCTTACGAGCAAGAGCGATATCAGCGGCAGTGGTGAAAAGATTGTCAGACGCATAAAGTCCGGCAGCTTGAAGAATCTTGGTACCAAGATAGGTATCAATTGTCTCAGCTAGTTTATATGTAGATGGACGAATAACTTGTTCAGAAAAAGAATCAAGATCAAGTGCCAGTTCACGAGCAGTTACCTGTACTGAAATGTCGTAATGCTTTTCAATACTCAATGCTCGACTGGATGTGGTGATGTCTTGTGCAGAAATAGAACCAGCAAAGTCTTTTACTTCATACTCGCCATGTGTCCTAAAAGATACAGTGTCTCCAACTTTCCAACCGTTAGAGCGATTTGTGAATTCGCTGGTAGTGTCTCGCGCACAAAGAGGAGCAATTACAAGAGCGTCCTCCAGGTGACGAAGCGCTTCAGCAGCGATGATTGACGGGTGTTCCCAGATATTAGCCATTTTAACTTCCTCCATAATCGATTTATTTTGCTCACCGATCATAAAAGAAGTTGGGGATCGGTGAACTACCTTTAAAAAAAGTAATTTCCCGACCCCCAAGGTCTGACTAAATGTTTCCCAGAAACATTTATAAAGGATTACTATAACAATTCAATACTAAATTAATGGTTAAACAATGTCAAGAAAAAAATTATTGTTTACCTGCTTTTTTTCTAAGCCTTCGATATTCTGTCATATTCCCGCTTGCCGCAGCACGATTCAAAGCAATTGTCAAGTCACCTTCATCTCCAGGACCGCCACCTCTTGCACCTGCGCCAAGAGAGTCAGGCCAATAATGAGGAGAAGTTCTCTTCAATCCTTCAATCCAGTTGGAAGTTGTGAGAACTTTATCATCAGCAGTCTTTCTCAATTTTCCTTCTGTGTCACGGGCTTCAACAGATCCGTCTTCTGCAAGAGCAAATATATTTCTTCCATGGAGCAATACATCAGTGATTGCTTCAGGACGTATTTTTGCAGCTATGGCAGCTTCACGAAGAGAATCTTCAACCATTTTAGTCTTATAAAGACTTTCATACAATTCGCCATGTCTTTGCAATTCAGACAATCTGGCATTAAGTTCTCCTAATGCAGTCTCATGATCTGAACGAAGAGTGGAAGTTTCTTTTTCAATCAACTCATCTACTTTACCATCTTTAATGAGCTGTGCATTTTTATTATTCTTCAAGAAATCCAATGCTTCATTTGCAGCATCAAAATCATACTCCTCAAATTTCTTCAACTTTTGCTGAGTTTGTTTCTTTTCGTCAAGAAGTTCAACATTTTTACTGCGAAGACCATTTACAGCTTCATCCATTGCAAGTTTATGGGAATCTTTAATTTCCATAATACTATTGTTATAGGCGTCAACTACTTTGGCTCTTAGTTCTGCGTCTTCAATAAATTCAAATTCCATTTTTAGTTCTCCTCAGGAGTACAGGGCCTCAAGCCCTTATTAAAGTTGATTTTCTGTCCCTTCAATCGCTTCTAAAGTTTCATCAGAGACAGAAGGTTTTGTTGATGTTTTATTTACATCAGGTTTTGCTTCATTAGGGATTAATTCATCTGGATTTGCATCAGCTATTGTTTTTTTAACCTTTTGTTGATCAATTAACAAATCTACATATTCCTCATAATTCACAGTTTGGTCAAGTAATCCAGAAGATACAAGATATTTGTGTATAACTGGAAGAGGAATAACTCCCTGACCAAATCCTTCTACAATTTGTCTGATGATTGTAGAGTCTGGAATACCATAAGTCAGAGATGAAGGCGCATCGAGTGTCACCTCTTCACTATTGTATCCAGCCCATCTACACATCAAATCAAGTCCCTGCTTCAATGCATTCATTGCAGCAAGATATATAGAATAGACCGATGCTGATTGCGTTGCTTGTCTGATTCTCAATGCTTCAGCAGCTTCAACACCTTTACGAGCATCTAAAATAGATACACCATGTCGAATAGCTTCTTCATACAAATCTTTGATGTGATCTTTCACATGAGTAAGTGCCGCTGTATCAGTCTGTGTATAAAAAACTCTTGCCTGCTCGTTAGGAATAACAATCATTACTGAAGAACCTACAACGTTCGGAAGATTGGCTTCATTTGATGCGCCTACGAGAACAAGAGTGGGATTGCAAGATAAAAATTCACTGTTTGCCAGATCTGCTTCTTTTCTATATATTTGAACAGAACAATTTGCTACTGAAATCAATGGGATAGGCTGCATATTAAAACTATTATTTATGGAGCCTGCCATTATAAGAGGTATTTCATCTATGGGATCTCCTAGAAATACAGGAGTGACACTAAATTCCGAATATTCTTCGTTTTCTCCAAATACTTTAGATGTATAATTACCCTCCTCATTCAAATAAAGAGCGCGATAAACCTGATCTGATTGGTGAGAAAATATATCTTCAGAAGATGGAATAGATTCAGAAAATACGCCTAAAATTAAATTTTTCTCAGAGTCTATTGAGGATGTTTTCCAGTTTATGAACTCTTCAGCGCGATATTGAACAAATCTGAATTCATTTAGTTCTTTGACAACATCAATCACTAAAGGAACACGTCCTGTTTGAAAAACTTCAATTATGATATCAAGAAAAAGTTGTTGGATCGATCTGCCGTCTTTTGTCGCGTCACTCAAAATATATTCAAGCTCTTTGGGAACATTGAATTCAGGTAATTTAGTTATAACAACCCCCAATGCTCCCTGAAGTGCATAAGAAACAATAAGAGGGAAATGTGCCCTTTCAATGTAAGAATCATATGCATTGGCATATTCATTGGACATGCCCTCAGGTCTTGGAAGATATTTTTCTTTTTTTGCTTTTATTGCATCTTCTCCGTCCATACAATCACGAACTTTTACCCATGAATTATACTTTTTATCATAATCTGGATGATGATTGCTTACTGAATTGGAACTAACTATCTTTTGTGCCATATCAAATACCTACCTTTTTTCTCTTCATGAGAGTCATTTTTTTTGTTAAAAGGTACCTCAATGAGTCCATTAAATGATCCTCCAAATCGGTATTAGAAACTAGACAACTATTGGCATAATACATTCCTGACTGTTCAGTAGTGAGATTATATACTATTGCTTCTCCGCAATTCCCATCCACATGCATAACCGCAAGTTTGTGTTTCTCTTGTTTTGTGGGACTTAGTCCAAAACCATTCTCCACATATTGAACATTCTTTTTTAATTTTTCCTGAAATTGAATCTCTGCATTTAATTGAACAGAATTTTTTTGTAGGATGTTTTGTAATAAAAGATTTATTACAATAATCGCACGTACATTCTCTTTTGGGAGTATTTTCACGGCACTTTTCAATATTAAATCGAAGCTGTTTTTTACCTTCTTTAGACTTTCTCCAGCTTTTAAGTTTTTCGTGTAAATCCCCACTTTTTTCAAGTCTTTCTTGCATGTGAAGTCTTGCGTGATCTGAGCCATGAAGTAGTTCAAGATTTTTACGACGGTAATCAAATTTGATTCTGTTTTTATGATGCAATTCATGTTCTTTTGGAATTCTTCCAATATAAAATTACCATTTTGCTCTGTGCAATAATGTTGTTCCATTAAAAAATTTACTGTTATTGGGATGGCATTCAAAATATCCTCCATCGATACTTGTAAATTTGATTCCTCTAAAATAGGTGATAAGTTTTGACATAGAACATCTCCGATTTTCAATTTACATAATGGAACTAATCCCTTATTTTCTACATATACTTTATGATTATGAGTACCTTTTAAAATTATCCCATTTTCTAAAGAGACTTCGCACAATTTACTTTTTCCAGATATACCAGATTTTATAACTTCACGTAATCCAATTGGTGTTTGTACAAAATCTCCGTTTTGTATATTCTCAATAGGAATGTCATCATTAGCTGTTCTTACTAAAGTTCCCGCAACAAAGCAATCAATATCCTCCGGATTCTTTTTATCTCTTTGCATTATGGGTAATGTGCGTATATGATGTTCTGCTCTATCAAAGAAATATAAATGTGGCATTTCTTTATCTTGACGCTTTGCAGCTCCTAACATCTGCCTAATCAAAGACCATCCAGAAATTCTTGATCCAGGACCTTTATAAGCTCTTGTCCATCTGCAACCATGTGAAGCGAGATTTGATCCAATAGATGTTCCATCACGTACATCATAAATTGACGTATCAGCAGGCCCAGGAAAAGCTTTTACACCGAATTCTGTGAATAAAAGATCATCTTTTTGTAATACTCTTTCTGCAATCTCAGAAGAAGTAGCACGATCACCTTCATTTACTTTACCATTCCAACCATACACTTCTCCAGGAATAATAACAGATCCTTTTGGAATATACGGAAGTCCCCAAATATCTGGTTGTTCTCCATTTGATTCAAAGCCATATGTGACTGCCCAAGGCTTTGAAGAACCCCAGTCAAAACTTCTTAATAATTTCCAAGTTTTTGGAATAGAGAATGGTTCAAGTACATGAATTTTCTTATCCCACACATCAGTAAAATATCCGCCAATTAATAAATCCCATGAACCATCAATCCATGCTTTTCTAAGCATTTCATCATCTTGAGTCAAAGAATATATTTTAGCCATATACAAGGGATCTGCATCCATAAGAGCTTTATTTTCAGATGCATAACTTTGTACATGTGTGCGTGTAATAGTGAATTCCGCTTTAATAGTGTTGCCTTGAGTATCAGGATACTCAATTTCCATTACTTCTCGATGAATTTTTCCTGGACGCACAGAATCAATAAATCTTGCTTTCACCCATTGATGTCCGGGACCACTTGGATTGCAAGTAGCTCTATATTTTTTAGGAATTAGTTTATTTGAAGATCGATTACATGACATAAGCTTCAAATAGACATTTGGAAGTACATGATTTGTAAGTTCTTCCCATCCAATCCAAGGATATTCATGACCATGATATTGCTCATAATCATCTTCAGTTCGTGCATAGTTCAACCAGAGACTTTCTCCATCTTTAAAAGTCCATATTTTTCTTGAACCATTATATGTTGCAGTAGGAAATATACGAGGAATCCATTTTTTACACTTGGCAATAACATCACCAAGCTCTGTTGTAGCTTCACGAAGTAAAAGTCCTCTGTAATCTTGTCCGTATCCTACACCAACTCCTTGCAGAAAATCCATAATAAGAACGTCAGTTTTGCCTCCTCCACGGTTCCCGTGAAGCAAACATTCCCATGCAGGACAAGTTAAGAATCTTTTCTGGGCCCCTTCAAATGGCTCCCATATAATTTTAGGTCGTGCCATTTAATTCAGCCATTTGAGAAGAAGTTAAAACTCCGCAATAATCATTGATTCTTGGTAAATCTTTTTTAATAATTTTATTACCTAAAAAAATCTTTCTATTTCTTTCATGGGCAATTTTGGGTCCAAAATTTTCATCAGCAGAGTCCCAAGCATTTTTCATACCTGCACTCATTTTTTTAATATGTTCAGTTTTTTTCTTTTCGTCAACAGTATCCCAGTACTTTTGGGTAACTTCTCTGAAAGATTTTGCTCGGATTTTACGTAAATGTGGATTAGCTTTAATAGTTTCTTTCTGTACTCTGGAACGCATTGCAGAATAAGCAACTCTTTGTTCAGGAGTACGATTAGCAAAATATCTTTTCGTTCCTATAGAACACTTCTTAGAAATCTCAACTCTTTGTTCAGGAGTAAGATTATTCCAATATCTTTTTGATTTGACAGAATAAACATTGATCAAAGGAAAACGAGAAACATTTCTTTCATTTCTAATAAAAAAGAAAAGAGTATTAGGAATCAACATCGATAATCTCCTTTTCCCATTCTTCCTCAGTCACTTTATCAGGAATTACAAGAACTCCATGAACACTCATATTCATATTCTTTGTTTCCATTTTATCAGAATATCCAAGTTTATTAGAAGTCAAAAATTTAAACAGAGAAGTATTAAAACCTCTATTATTCAATCCTGATTTTCCTTGTTGAAGCCACCAAGATTCATGTAATGCCTTTCCTATTTCAAAAGCAACGGAAAACATTTCAAATTTTTCTGCCCATCCTCTAAGTGTTCCAACTCCTACTTCAAATTCTGCTGCAATTTCTACCTCAGACAATCCCTGCCTTGAAAGATCTATAAAAAGAGTAGGATGCCTTTCAGCATCATATTTCTCCAGTATTCCCACCAAAGACATTTCTTCCGGCTTAATAAGATTCTCTTTTATAATAGGATCCCCTCCATGTTTTTTACAAAGAGTACTTTTTCCTACAGCATTTTTCGTACATTGAGTGCCACAAGCATAAATAAAGGCACACTTCTGCTTTATAAATCTTTTGATTATTTTAGGAGGAGAATCAATATCCACTTCTGATTTTCGTCGTGTATGTGTAGGTTTAAATTTTTTCTTCAGCTTGCGAGTCATAGCATTAAAAAATTATATTTGAATAAAAAGAACACAATATACTGTCAATTTCAGTTATTTGAAATACAGAATCAGATTCTTGTAAGAATCTTTCTATATTTATTAAAATCATCTCCCTCAAGAATATCCTCTATCATTTTCTCAGAAATAAAATCTGAAAATCCCTTCCCAGTATTATTCTTCCAATCCGATAAATTGGCATAAATAAAATTACTAACCTTTCCCTGCAAATCTATTTTATCTATTTTATCAAAAGAAAGAGATAACCAGAGAGCAACAATATTTCTTCGTAATGATAAAGATGTTACAGTACCAGAAATTCTAACACTGAATCTAAGGGCTGAATTATTTTTACTTGTCGTCATGATAGTCTAAAAAGTATTTCTTGTTTCTAATTCTAAAAAAGTATTTTGGTATTTCTGTACTTATAACATAGTTATTTCCATTGTCAAGATAAAAAATTTATAAACGTACTACGTTGGTAATGTCTAAAAATATTTTCTAAAAAAATTTAGAAATACATATTAAGAATAATTCCAAAAATGAATACGGAGGAGATGATATATTAATACATTGGACCATAAAAATGAATACTGGGGAATACGAGCACCCCTCTGTTCTGGGAAAAGGGGACCAGAAAAAGTTTATTGATACCAATTCTCAATCTTGGAATCTGGAAAATCAAAAAGGAATAATAATTACCCAATGAAAATAATAATTACCCATAACCAATAATAATTACCCATAACCAATAATAATTTTCCCTATCCCATGAGAAAAAGAATTATCAATTACCAATAGCAATTATTATTTAAGGATTGCCCACTACCAAGAATTAATATCAATTAATAATTACCCATAACTAATAACAATTCTCCCTATCCCATGAGAAAAAATATTTATCAATATTGAATACTATACAATAACAGTTATCAATATAGGTATTTTCAGAAAAATAACCCTTATAAATATTATTTAGGTTACCTATATATTTTTTGAATAATATTTTTTCTTTAGTATGTATAAATTCACACTATGCTTTAAAAAGGTCCAGGAGCGCGCTGGTTTGATTTTTTGCGATAGGAGTATAATCATATGCAAAACTTCTGTCCGTTGAATCCCTGTTTTTTCTTTTAATTATCAATAGGTTATGGGCTAAGTTTCACACGATGTTTCATGGATTAATCTTTTTTAATCTTATTATCAATAGGATTGCATAGTATGGTTATTGCAATATGCAATTCCTATTCTCTTTTACCTTTTTATTTATTTTTTGCCCTTTTTATTATTTTTTTGTTCTGAAATAAATATTTTTTCCTTTCCTTTTATTTTTCTTGATAATTCCTATTGGAACAGGAGAATTTATTATATTTTCTTGTCCTATTCGCTATATAATACTTCAACACCTTGTTAATTGTATTATTATTATACGACGCTTAACTATTTGTTTTTATTCATATTGATATTTCATTGTCTTATTGTAGAATAAGATTTATTTTTTGTTGTCTGGATACTTCAATATATTGTTAGTATATAGTTTACTATTTAGTTAAAAGATTAAAAACAATTAATAAATAATTTAAATTATTTTATCACGTGATATCATATAGTTATCTATGATTTAAATAAAATAAAGTAATAAAGAATAAAAAAGATTAAAAAAAGCTTTACATAAACCACGCTACTATATATATAAGTAGTTACATATGCTTTTTAGCAACCGCAGCAACAAAACAAAGCTTTTTAGTTTTTAGCTTTTCAGATTAACTTTATAGAGGAGGAAAAAATCACTGAACAGTCAATTCTAGATTCGCTCTAGTAAGACTTTAAAAGCCTGATCTTTGATAACTAAATTTATAAGTACAAAGAAAGAAAGAATATTTTTTCTTTTTAGTAGTCTTATAAATTTTCTGCCACTATGATTCCATGGGAGAATTTATGCCTGTATATAAAGGAGGGTGTCCCATAAATATAAATCGAAAGTAGATTTTTTTCGAATACTATTGATAAAAAAGAAAACAATTCCAATAGCGTGAACAGATAAAAGAAAGACAATAAAAGAAAGACAAGAAAAGAATTCTTTTTGCTGCCAATAAGCTTTTTATGAGGAAGCGGGATTAAAGTCTTAATGTTACTTATCAATGGCTGATATTCGCCGGGCATGAGGTTCGGTAAACGTAGGAAAGAATTGAACAGTAGATTTATATCAAGACAAGAAAAAATCGAATCCTTTAAATTCGTTTGTGAATTATTGTGATTTTTTAAATCACATAAACTAGGATTTTAACTAGGGATTTTTTCGTTATTGTCTTTGTTTTTTGTTCTTTGTTTTTTGTTTTAATCGTAGCGAAGAAAAGATTATTTTTATAGCTGAAAATAACTCTGTATTGCTTGTTATTCGCTATTTTTCTTTCTTTGCTATAGTTAGCACAAAAAAAAGTAATGTTGTTTAAATCATTGTTTATTTGTTGTTTATCAATCAATTCAAAGGAGATTATTATGTTAACGAAAAGAGAAAATGAAATAATGAAAAAGATTTTTTCCTCTTATCAATCTTGGAATTCATGCGAAGATGAAGGGTCGAAAAACCAAGCGTTGAACGCCAGGGAGAAAATGATAAATAAATTGAATGAAAAGGGTGGGTGCGACCATTTTAATTGCTGGAATAAAAACGATGTATCCTGCAAAAATTGTTCTGGAATCCTAAAAGATATTTGCCAGACATTAACCTCCGAAGATTTGAAAATGAAAGCGGAAGAGGAAAGGAAAAATCAGAAAAATCAGAAAGGAAAAAAGGAAAGAGATGAATTCGGATTTATAGTGGGTTCGAATAACTGGAAAGTGAAAATGATTTTATCGGATACCGCCATGAAAATGGCGGATATCAAAGAATTGCTGGGCAATACTTATTACGACCTGGTAAAGAAAAGACCAGAGGTTTTCGGAGTAACAAAGGAAAAATTGTTCTTTGTTATAGGATCGGAAGCCGATCCTAACAATAATTAATAATTGAATCGGGGGGCATGGGAAGTCCATGCCTCCTAATTTGCTTATTAATTGTTTAAGTAGTCAAAAATCAAAAAATCAATTCAAAGGAGATGATTATCATGGCAAGAAAGGAAAAATTATTTGGCGAGCGTCCTGAGCTGGTGTCAATGATTAATGAGGCTTATTCCAGACGAGCCTTGTCTGGAATCGCCTATGGTAGGATTATAAAGTCTGCCTGTACTCATTGCGGAGCGCCTAGACATGCCGGTCCGTGTTATGTCACGGAAGACGGGCAGGAATTAATTGTAAATATAATTCACGATATAGATTGCATTCGGTATGAGGCGTGGGAGTATTAAAAAATTGCCAGACCGGGGCGAATAATATTTATGGGATATATTCGCCCTAGTCTGTTAATTGTATTTACGGCAAAAAATCAATTCAAAGGAGAGGATTATGATTGGTAAATTATTCATGGCAATATTGTTTTTTGGCCCAATGGTGTGGGGATTTTTGGGGTTTATGGCTAATGTCGGTCTTTTAAAATAACGGGGAGAAAATGGGGAATATAGAAAAATATAATGAGGCAGTTTGGTTTTGGGTTATTTCAAATCAAACCTGTTCCATGATTAAAAAATGGAATTGGTACAGGAGCTTTGAAATAATTTCCTGTACTGTGGGGGATGTACACTATAACCCGAGAATAAATAAAAGGTTGGCAAAGTATAATCGGAGGGGATTATGAAAAGAGTTGAATTGTTGGAAGATGCACGGAATGATCCATCTCGGGAAAAGTAATTGACTGGATCGGGGAATATCAGATTGTAAATTGGTATTCCCTAATCTGTTCAATAACGAGCAGAAAAACCCTTTTCTACTGGGAGGTAGGATAATGTTAGAAAACAAAAAGCAGGTAATGGAAATGGCGAATGATCTGGGTATTAAGATTAACGGCTTGAACGATATGCCAGAATTCGGATTGTGTCCGACTAGGGTACAGATTGCACCGAATAAATACCAGGAAGTCCCGGGACGCTTTTATACAATGTCTTCAATGGACGGCGGGGAGAATTGGGAAGCAATTAAGGAAGTCTCCGAGCAGTATTCCTTAGTTCAACATTATGAGGCAGTTGGCGCCCTCCTGGAAGGAATTCAATCCTATATGTCCTCTTTTGGAAAGCCCATAATAAACTTGAAATTCTCCGGGGCTGGGAATTCCAGGATGTTTAATGACGTAAAATGGAAGGATGCGGAATTGACCGTAAACGGGGATATTCTAGTCCCTGTTCTGCGAAACATTAATAGCGTGGATCTTTCCCTGCGCTTCTTATCAGAATTCAAAGTGGAAAGGCTTGTATGTACCAACGGATTGACTGTGCCTGACAAGCGATTCCCTAACCAGGAGAGTGTGAAAAAATTACATCTGAAGGGTACTTTGAATCTTCAGGAATGCCTTGAAACTACAATGAGTAATATGGGGTCCTTCACTGAAACCATAGGATTGTGGGAGGGCTGGAACAAAGTCCAGATTACTCCCGAACAATTTGAGGAGACTTTGAAAGTCCTTAAGATCTCCGAAAAGCAGGAAGAGGAGCTTGTAAAAGCAACTCTGAGGGGATTTAAAGGAACATTGGAAGATAGATTCAAAGATAAAAAAGCGGATCTTTGGATTGCCTACAATAGTGTAACCCAGTGGATAACGGATTCGGTGAAAAACCCGAGTACGGAATCCATAAAAAGCAGGAAGGCTGCGGAAGCCTTTGAACTGCTGGCAGTATAATTGATTGAATCGGGGGACATGGAAAGTCCATGTCTCCTAGTTTGCTCAATTGTATTTATGTCAAGAAGTAAAAACCCAAAAACTACTGTAGGAGGTAGAAAATGGAAAGAAAATTAACACCATTTGAAAAGGCTATGGACTATTCCCAATTGTGGCAGATATTTTCCATAATTGAGACAATGAATCCAGAACAATTGGCATCCATGTCAGGTCATTTTATAGCAAAAAGACTGGCTGATAAAATGTATAAGCATTGGATGGATAGGGAAGATAGTTGGATGGATAGAATCGAAATTGGTAAACAATTGGAATGCCGATGTGAAGAGCATGGGCACCATGGAGAGTCTGATGGAAATGTCGAATCTGGAAGCTTTGGATTCGATTGTGTTATCTGTGGCTGGTCAATGTCGGGTTACATGTAAAATGGGAATGAAAATGGATACTTGGAAAGTAGAGGAACAAAGGGACCACAATTCGATGATACATATTGCCGATTGCCTAAATTGGTATGGACATGATTTATCAGATTGGGGTCACCAGATGATAAAAGAGGTTAACGAGTACTTTGCAACCGTCGAAAAATTGAAAAGCATGAATGAATAGGAGAATGAAAATGGTAAAAAAGGGGGTTGCTATTTTGGGCATTGTTTTGTTTTTCATCTTTGGATACTTTTATGGGACCTACGATAGGGGACCGGAAGTATTGCTGGAGAAAGAACCTGCATTACATCAAATAAGGTGTGGTGATCTTTACTACTTTATCCCGCTTCCGGAAATAAATGGGAGTTTGGAAGAACAGAAAAGTGTTTACGAGCTTTTTGCCGAGGGATATTGTAGACATCTGGAAAATGAATATTAGGAGAATAAAATGGAAGATGAATTGAAAGAACAAGTAGATCATTTTAATGAGTGTGGAGGAGATATTCTAATGGAAGTCTGGACTATCTCCAATCAATTCTATTGTCTTGTATTAGGCGGGGTAGAATTGATGGAAGGAGATGCGGGAGATATTCTTGAAAGGGTAAAAGGAATTAATCGAGAATACGGATATAATCATCTGTATTAGATTTCAAAGAAAAGGGGGTTGCTTATTATGGACCCCCTTCCTTATTGAATAACATAAAATAAATTGACATAATAAATATTAATTGTTATTTTATTTTATGTTATCTAATAAGATGTTCCATGAAGTAAAAACCCAAAAACTACTGTAGGAGGTAGAAAAATGGCAAAGTCAAGAAAAACGACAGAAGTAAAGAAACTGGTAGAAATGGCCAACAATATGATCCTGAATTCTACGGATGATAGTATCGGCTATAGGCAAGGGATTATGCTGTTCATAGAAAATATCCTGCATGAAACCGGGAACTATAACGGGTTTGGATACCTTTCTTTGAATGATCTGCAAAAAGCCCATTCAGAATATAAGATCCCTGGAATTAATGATCCCAATGATGAGTATGAGGAACGGTTTAAGAATACTGACCGTACCCGTGTCCACTACTATATTTCATAAGGAGGACGAAAAATGTGGTATACGCATCCAGATGTGGAAACCTTTGTAAAATATGTATCGAAAAATTATGAGTGTACCGGACAAGATGTCCGGAAAGTAATTAACGATGCATATAACGAGTAGTATAGGGTATGCCAGAGAAAAAGGACTAAAAAAGTAAAAGAGGAATTACTTCAAGAAGTTCTATCCAACT